TTTGGTGACATCTTTGGTGACATCTTTGGTGACATCTTCAGTGACATCTTTGGTGTCATCTTCAGTGACATCTTTGGTAGCATCTTTGGTGGCATCTTCAGTGACATCTTTGGTGTCATCTTCGGTAGCATCTTCGATGGCATCTTTGGTGACTGCTTCTTCGGCGGCATCTTCAGTGGCTGCTTCTGCATCTCCAGACTGTGCTTCCGGTTTTTTTTCAGTCGGTGCGTCTATTTTATTTGTATCAACTGGTGAGTTATTAGTTATGGGGGTTTCGTTATCATCTGTTTCTTCTTCTTCAGTGGACGCTGCTGTTTTTCCAGCGGATGCTTCTGCATCTCCAGTCGGTGATTCCGGTTTTTTTCCAGTTGCTGTTGGATTTTCATCTTTAGCCGTCTTTTCCAAATATTCATCAATTTTTCCTTCAGTAGTGAAATCTAATACTTCCCCATCACTATTTCCTACTTCCCCATCACCTCCCATCATTACATTTTCTTTTATTTTACAAATGGGGTTGGTGCTACCGGGATAGCATTCTCTAAATATATCTTTTACAAAATCATTAATAAATCCTTTGCCTGTATCCAAATGATTAATATAATCGGAATATTCCAACAAATTTTTCATCGATTTCCCCTTATAATACAAACATTTTGGGAGAGAAAACCCACCTTTTTTATCTACTACTTCTACATATTTCCATCCATTACCAATATCTCCATTATCAAGTATATTGTATAATACATTTTTAAATTTAAGAGTTGTATTATTCATTGTATATATAATATATATATAAATGAATTATTTAATATTAGTTATTAATAATTTAAATAATATTAAATACAATTAAAATTCAGTATCCCACGCCGTCACCGCTTTGTTTCCGGCTCTAGATGCTAAATAAGATTTCTGCTCCGCAGTTTCACAGGCACATCCACCTGTTCCACTAACAGTAGAATGCTTGCAACATTCCGGTTTAAAATCATTGTTTCCATAATAAAACAATTGTCCTTCTTCCATTGGAACACTTACTTTTTCATAATTTTCACCAGGTTCGTATACTTTTTGGTATTTATCATTGTGAACACCTTTTGATGTGCTATACAATAAGTTAGACATACCTTCCTTGTTAATACAACCTATGCATGTATTGCTTATAATAAATCCAATAACAAGTGCTATTATTAACAAATTGATGATATTAAGGTTAAGAGTGATTGAAATATTACTCATATAAATATTAAATAGATAATATTTAAAATTTATTTTAATTTTTTCATAGTAAATTACTTATTGTGTTCCGCCGCTTAATTATTTAAAAAATATTCTAAACAAGCATTAAAATCATATATTTTAACATCATCTACATAAAACATATTTTTATCTGTTAAAATGTGATACAATTTATTTTCATTTTTACTGTGCTTAATATGCGTTTTATGATATTTTGCTAAATCAGATTTCTCAAATATTATGTTATTACCTTTTAAATCAAGGGTATCATTAAAATAGTTAAATGTGTTTTTATTGTCCAGCGATTGAACAACCCCAGTAACAACCACTCCGTTTTTCAATATCTCTCCCACTTCGATATCTTGAATATATTTTTTCTCACCATTTTCCAATTCAATTACAGTATTTTCAAAGAAACCACTATTTAAGTATGTGTTGATGTCTTTTTTGGTGTAAATGTATTTTTTATTTTTAAGCATTAATATTTCACTAATCGTCACTTCATCCCAATCCATAAAAACCGTATCATTTATTTCTATTTTTTTGGAATTGGTGTTAATACAATATACCAAGTCTTCTTTTTCACTTAAACGAACAGCTCGTGGATCATTTTCAACGCGAATCCATCCTTTTGACGGGTTATAAACCGTATGATTTTCAGTTACAATAACACCATTTAAATTATACATCGTATTACCCACCGCACTTGTTTTAAATACACTGGTGACAACATCGTTGTTTAATAAAACATCACCGGGAACCAGTTTCGATATAGCAACCGGTCCATTTACAGTGCTGATTTTAGTATCTTTATGAAAACAGTTTGATTTACCCGGTTTAGACGGTATATTTCCAACGCTTATAAGTAATGCGTTAGATATGTTTACTTTTATAATAATCATCAATGTCATAATTGCAACGTAAAATATGGTAGCCGAGACCGCTACTGGCCAAGTAAATGGTAAAATCCATAATCCTACAATCATTGCCGAAGCAGCAACCATTCCTGCAATAATAAGATTCATAAAACTACCAATAAATGCTCTTAATGCAGCAAACTTGGCAACCAATGCGTGCAACAAAGTGGTAATGACACCATTCATTTTATTTAAAACATCTTTCATATTAATATACATTTTCTGTATGGGAATAATAACACTACCGATACGGCTGATAAAATACTCCATTAATATTCTCATTTTTGCAATTATATTTGCCGCTAAAGTTTGAAGACCTCCACCAGAAGAAGCCAATTTTTTCAATGAAGATGTCAAGCTTTCAATGGTGTTAATGACTGGTTTTGTAAATACATCAACAATTGATTTTAAAATTAGATTTGTGCATACTGAAAAGTTTTTACTGGTGCTTTCAAAAACGGTATCATTTGGGTCTTTATTAATCATTCCAGCAAAAGGTATTATACCTGGACGACATCTTATATTATTCCAATCATCTTTTAATTCATGTATATTAGACTTTATATTAAAATATGAAAATACAAGTAAAAATGCGATTATAACTATAACTGTTATAGATACAGAACTCCCGTATTTTTCTAAATATGTCTTATTTCTGTATAATTTATTTACATTTAAAATAAAAGTATCGTTCATCTTATATATAAAATGGATAATAATATGATTTTCGCATTCTATTTAAAGTAATATTTAAACCACCACATTAATCTTCCCAGTCCCAGAAACTGTATTCACCCACCGGAATGATGTGAGTAGAGGTGACCAGACACGATAATGTATCACTATACATATCTGTTTTTTCTGCTAAATTGAAGAATTGGACAGGTATTAAATCACCGGTGCTGGGGTCAATAATTTTATGACTTCCCGTTACCAAAATGTCGGCGTTTAGTTGTTTACTCCATATTTTATAAAAACGGTGTTCTTCTCCGCCTTTAATTTTTAAAGTAGCAATCACATCGATGCCTCCTTTAATTTTTTCACCAATCTTAATATTTTTCATTTTTTTTACTGTTCCATCGTTCATGGTTACTGGTGTATCTGGTGAAAAGCATAATAATCGAATGGTTTCTCCGATTGGGCCTTTCCAAAGACTGGTTCCAGTTAAACCACCGGATTGTATCATATTGGTTATAACAACCATTGTTCCGGCAAACTTATAAAAAACATCTTTCATATTAACAATAAAAAACTGCATTTTCGCCATGATACCTTTAAAAATATTTAGTATATCTCCTCCTGCCATACCAAATCCCTTTGTCATGTTTGCCATAATAACGGTTAATGAACTAACAGCACTTAATATACCACCGGCCACATCACCTAATACATCTAGATTATTAAAAACCGGTTTTAAAAATGTATTCATTAATACGGATTGGATTTTTCCAATGCAAAAAGCAAAATTTTCCATTGAATCGTATCCTAAATAACCTGCAAACGGCATTGCGATGGGACTACACTTGTATTCGTTCCAATTATCTTTAATTTTTTTCAATCCTATTGCTAAAAATGAAGAAATATATAATATAATAAAAGCAACAATAATAAGTATGGCCGTATATACATCGCTATTTTGTGTTGGCGATTTAATAACTGTTTTTTTCATCATATTAACATTTCTTAAACCTTGAATAACTTCCATAATAAATTATGTTTTGATTTTAATATTTTAAATTTATTAAAATCAACCTTAAATAATTATTACAACACTTCTGGTTTTATTACATTTAATTGTTCGGCTTGTCCTCCAACAATCATGGCGTTTCCCAATGCGTTCATGCTAGCTCCAGTTTGTCCTTCGTGTTGTGGCAACTCCATCCCTTCCAACACTGAACCACCCTTACTACCGCCTCGTAAGTATAGTTTTTTTAATTGTTTTTGTATTTTTTTTCTAGCTTTTTTAAGTGTATGTGCTAATTTTCGCTTGGGTATATGTTTTAAATGTATTCTGTTTTTCATTGTTTTTCGTGTCTTCATACCTTTTTTACTTTTTACATTTTTTTTACTTTTCATGACTTTACCAAGTTTTTTTGATTTTTTTTGTGTTTTTTTTGCGGCTTTGTTACGCTTTTTATTTTTAGCGTATTTAATTTTCATTTTTACAACCATTATATAATTAACGCGTAAAATAATATAAACAATAAAAATTATTATTTAGTATATTAATTATAAATGGATGAAGATGGACGATTAAAATTAAAAAGTATGATTAACGAATTTAAGCCAGAAGAAACCACTGGAAAAATAAGAAAGTTAAAGCACAGTGAAAAAATCAAAAAGCAAGTGGAAACATATTTAAATTTAAAGAAAAAATATAGCCGTGTGTCACCAGAGACATTTTCAAAGATGTGCAGAACCCAGTGTGCTTTTTTGTATGAAAACTATACAAATTTATATAATAAATTGGTGAAAGATGATTTAGATTTGTCTATATTATTTAACTTTGTGAGTATTTTAAAGGAAATAGAAGATGGTAAATTAGATCAGCATGAAGGATCGGTAAAGGTAGGCCAGATATTAAAAGAGTTGTATATTGACAGTGCTTTACGAGAAGACAAAAAGCGACACAATAAAAAACACAAGTATAGAAAATCGAAAAATGTATCATGGAGTGACTTTAAGTCGAATTCGAACACTGCGCAGCCAGAATAATAAAATATTGCCACAGAGTGTGTTACGATGTGCAGTATAATATATTAGTAAATTAATTTAAAAGGTAAATGATTAACTTAATTTATATGAAATCAGAATTAAAAATGAAATCAAAATCAGTAGAACAGTCAGAAAGAGAACCTGAAACAGAAGAAACAGTCACGGAGTCGGAAACCGAATCATATACAACCGAAGAAACACAAGAATCCACAGTAGTATCAACAACAGACATGCCTGAAAAAAGTTTTAAACAGCTGATAGAGGAGTTGTTTGTAACATTTAAAAACGCATTTGAATTATCGTATCATGAGCAGACATATTTATATGATGAAATCGAACGATGTAAAATACATCAAACTTGTTCATTGTTGTTTAGTTTATTTTATGTATATGTAACTTTAACTATTATGGAATTTACATGGAAATCATGTGCGCAAATGAGTTATATTGAATTGTTATTATTTTGCTACTTTTTTCACAAGACATCACAATACACTAGCAAAATTAGTTATAACTATTTGGATCATTTATCTCGATTTAAACCAATGGTTAGTTCTTATGTAGAACAAGATATGTATGGAATGAGTTATTTAACACCAATCGATTTAACAAATAATGAAGATGAAGAAACAGATGAAACATATGAAACCGAGGAAACGGATGAAGAAACTGGCGAAGAAGAAACCGGCGAAGAAGAAACTGGCGAAGAAGAATCCGGCGAAGAAGAAACTGGCGAAGAAGAAACCGGAGAAGAAGAAGAAGAAGATGAAGAGACCGAACAAGAGGAACCAGAAGACAAAGAAGCAACTGCTGGCGCAGAAGCACTAACACAGCTAAGGCTAAGACGAAGTTCTCGCAGTAAAAACAAAACTGACTAAATTATAAGTTATAAATTACAAACTAACCATTTAGAATTCCACAAACGATTTAAAGTGTATAGTATAATAATTATATTAAAATAATTATTATATGATTTTGGTAATAGTAGAATCACCTGCAAAGTGTAAAAAAATCGAATCTTATTTGGGAGTAGGTTATAAGTGTGTAGCAAGTTATGGGCATATTCGAGAAATGGATGGATTAAAGTCTATTGACATTGGAAATACATTTCAACCTACCTATCGCTCTATGCTTTCAAAAAAAAAGTATATTAATAGTTTAAGAACTAATATTCAAAAGGCGAGTGAGGTAATATTGGCGACAGATGATGATAGGGAAGGAGAAGCGATTGCGTGGCATATATGTATGCTATTTAATTTATCTATACAGCGCACCAAGCGTATCATATTTCATGAAATAACCAAACCAGCCATCAAAAAAGCCCTGGATAATCCAACACATTTAAATATAAATAAAATATATTCGCAACAGTCGAGGCAGGTATTGGATTTATTGGTGGGATTTAAAGTTTCTCCTGTGTTATGGAAAAACATCTCCGGTAAAAGTGGATTGTCTGCGGGTAGATGTCAAACAAGTGCTTTACGACTTGTATATGATAATTATAAAGAAATATCAAATAAAACGGGTAAATGTGTATATAATACCGTCGCCGATTTTAATTTAATAAATACATCTCTCCCTTTTGAGTTAAATAAACAGTTTAAGTCAGAGGATAATGTAAATAAGTTTCTGGAAAAAAGTAAATCATTTAAACATGAGTTACTTGATAAAAACGAGAAAAAGGTATTTAAGCAACCACCTAAACCATTAACAACTAGTAAACTTCAGCAAAAAGCCAGCAATGAACTTGGGTTTAGTCCAAAAGTAACAATGTCGTGTGCGCAACGATTGTATGAAAATGGTTATATTACTTATATGAGAACGGATTCATTGAAATATAGTAGTGAATTTATAAAATCCGCAAAAAACCACATTCACGATAAATACGGTGAAAAATACATATCAAAAACCATATTTAGTTTAGCAAATAAAGGCAATGCAAACCACGCAAAACAGGCGGATAGTAGTAAAAATAAAAAACCCACGAAAAACACAAAAAATGATTTAGCACAAGAAGCGCACGAAGCCATACGACCGACTAGTGTAGAGCGAACATCTCTCCCCATAAATGGAAAAATAACAAACAAAGAACTCCGTCTTTATTTATTAATTTATAAAAACGCATTGGCATCATGTATGTCCCCTGCCATATACGATAAATTAACCATTTCAATCGTGGCTCCTATTAAAACAAAATACACACACATCACAGAGCAAGTTGTATTTGACGGATGGTGCGCAATATATGGTGTTGAAACACGAAACGAAAATTACGACATGTTAAATCGACTTGATATGTCGTCATCCGTTGAAATAAAGTATGAAAAAATTAGTAGTAATATGAAGATGGTCGATTTAAAGCCGCATTATACTGAATCTAAATTAATCCAGTTACTAGAAACGAAAGGTATTGGTCGTCCCAGCACATATTCCTCTATTATCAGTAGAATACAAGATAAAAAGTATGTAAATAAAGAAGATGTTCCCGGTGTTAAAATAAAATGCAGCAATTATGTGTTACAAGGGGGTAATATAAGTAAAAAAATAGAAGAAAACGAGTTTGGTTCTGAAAAAGGTAAATTAGTATTACAATCTACGGGCTTGTTTGTGATTGAATTTTTAATAAAACACTTTAATGAATTATTTGAATATGATTATACCCGCAATATGGAGGCAGAACTAGATAAAATAGCCAATGGCGATATGACATTATTGGAATTGTGTAAAGCATGTAATAATACCATTGATGCTTCTATTAAAAATATAAAAAAACAAGATAAACCAATTGTAAAAATAGACAAGTATCATACTTATACGATTGGTAAATATGGCCCAGTAATAAAACATACCGATGATGATGGTGTGATATCATTTAAGCAAATAAATAAAAATCTAAAAATTGATTTAAATAAACTTAAGAATGGAGAATACAAATTAAGTGAATTAATCGGCATGGATAATTATCAAAATAACAACCGCGAATTAGGAGAGCACAACGGTAGTGAAGTTGTATTGAAAAATGGTAAATTTGGCATGTATGTAACAATCGATGGCAAAAACACATCAGTTAAATACATTAATAAAGATATGGATGATATTACATTGGAAGATGTTGTTGAATACATTAATAATAAAGGTAAACAAGAATCAAATATAATCAAACGATTAAATGACGATATAAGTATACGCAAGGGAAGATACGGTCCGTATGTGTATTACAAAACAAACACTATGAACCGTCCAAAATTTATATCCATGAAAGGAGTTGCAGAAGAAGAAATAACGGTTTCATGGGTGGAAGCGCGATTAAATGATTAAAATGCGTAATTAAAATAATAATAAATAAAAAATCATAATCTTTACGATTTTTTATTTTTTCACTATATTTCCATTATATTTCCACTATATTTTTGCGGTTAGCTTACTGAAGTTGTAGATTTGAAAACGATTCATATAACCAAGGCAAATTATCTGCTGCAGGTTTACTAACCATTGTCAGCGCACCTAATACATAAAATACAGCTAGTGATTGGGATTGCCTATCTACTCCAGCACTAATAAACTTAGAAACAACTTTCAAAATGGAACTTTTAATATGTTCAATATCTCGTGTATATAAATGTCTATCTGGACGAAATGGACTGCCTAATGATGGGGGAAATATTTTATTTTTGGTTTCAGTTGATAATTGTGCTCTGTAGTTCCATATATCAATTAATTCATTTAAAAAACGCACCAGCTTACTTCCTCGCAAATCCATTAACCATTTACTATCGGTAATAAATCCAAATGTGTCAATTGTTTGAAATAGTTCAATTGCTTTAAACATATTATCTTTTTTTAAAGTAAGTTCGTATTCTTCGTTGTTTAAATCAACACTAACCTTTAATTTATTTATTTTTGAATATTTAATAATATTAAATACCCGTTTATGCACACCTGGTGGAAACGGTTGTCTATTAAATGGGTTTAATATTGTTTTCATGTGTTGCTGTATATTTTTTCTATGTCGTTTTGCGTATTCAAATTGCTCTTTAAATAAGTTATACAACGAACAAATGTCGAAACTGTAAACATGTTTCTCTCCCGATTCGATACATATTATTTGTGCCATTTTTAACTGATTGATTGGTTCCAATGTTAAAAAGTCAATGTCGTTAATTGCGTGTTTTAATAAATGTAATTTCTTCATTTTAAACAATCGTTTAACCATCATCATCCTAAAACGGCTCTGTATTTTTACCGCATAATAAGAAAGTCGCATATTATTATAAAGTCGTTTTATTAATTCTGATTTATTTCCATTTACTTTATATCCATAATGTTTGCACATCGTTTTTAATTGCGATACATTGTAATTGTATTTTAATACATCATTGTATTCCGCATTTCCAAGAATGTAAAAATTATCTGCACTTACTTTGCGCTTTTTTTTATTGGGTATGGATATGTTTTTTATATCTTTATAATAATGGTGTTCGATATATCTTTTAGGAGATGTAGTAATCAGCAACTTATTATTATCTAAATCAGTATTAATCATTAATTTAAACATTGTATATATATTTATACTATTTTTATAATTATTAATGTTTGGTCTGATTACTCGAAATCAGTTGTTATAGTTTGCGTGATGTTAAGTAATTTAAAAGTTATTAAAAGTTATTAAAAGTTATTTAAAACTATCATTAGCTATAACATAAGATATTATGATAAAACGTAAATCAAAAGATATTTTAAACATAGTATATAATTTGTTATCAATAAGTAGTTTATTTATTTATACTTGTAGTGGTATGGAATATAGTAGTTGTAATAAATTGTGGGGAGTGACACAAGATGCGAATGGTAAGATGTTGTATAAAGTAGGGATGTATATGTGTATTGATGATCCTTATAAAATATATAAAAATATGCAGTCTATTTCGGGTGCTACTATGGGCCGTTCAATCTCGACGATTCCATCTATTACAACAAATAACATTAGTAATTTATTGAATACGACAAACATCTCTCCCATGTCCAATGAAAATTTAACTAAAGATGTTGGTTTAAATATGTCTCTGGGTGTTATTAATAAAGAAAATTATACCACAGATACAACGACTACCACCACATATTATGCACAAACAACCACGCTGGCACCATCACAAACAACAACAACAACACCGGCTCCATCGCAAACAACAACACTGACGCCATCACACACAACAACACCGACGCCATCACACACAACCACACCGACGTCATCGCAAACAACAACGCATGTATCAACCAATATAAAGCCATATAATAGTAAAGAATTGGATCGAGATAATTATACATATGGTGGAAATAATACTAATGTTAATCTTAATAATTTGCGGTCTACAAAAAATGTTTCTGAAAACAATACAAATGACATTTTAATTATAGTATTGATTTTTGTATGTATTTGTATAGTAAATGTTGTAGTGTGTTCATATTTGTATTTAAGATATAAGAAAATAAGAAATTTAAATAGCAAGATAGAACACGAAAATGCCGATCTTCCATTACCCCCGCCTCCCCCTATTATAAATAAAGTTCAACCATCAAAAAATAAAACAAAATTACCAAGAGATGTTAATATGATCATTCCTAAAAAAACAATAGACACTCATTTAAAAGTGGATACAAGTAAACCAGCAAGAGAGTTAAAATTAAATCATAAGGCACTTACACCGAATACTCGTAAAATATTCGATACTTCGGTTGTTTCAATGCAGTCGTGGTATGAAGATACATTTAAAAACGAGCTTGGTTACAATAGTAAAAATATTCCAAAACCTCCTTCCAAACACGTAGAAACGATGAAGCCACCGCAGAAATCTACCGCGCCATCTAAAAACAACGAGTTAAAGTTGAAAAGCAATGTAAAACGATTAATTCACAAAAAAGAGCAGGAAATCAAGAAGTTTAACAAAAACGGGACGCATTTTGCTCAATGATTTATATATAGTTATTTTGTATAATTAGTATTCTTATATAAAATAACCTCCTATTTAATGCCCCAATCCGAGAATCCAGAAAATCGCAATAAATATATAAAATTGATTTAAATAAAAGATTATGTAATATATCATAAAATAATCATGAGTTCAGTAAGTTATCTAATCACCAAAGCTAAATCTTTCAACGCCGATGCCGTCAATTACAAGGCACCCGTTACTAATAAACGTGGAGGCAAAAGTGTTCAACTAGTGTTGTCTGGACAACCAATTGTGTTGCAAGTTCCTTTGATGTTGACTTGGGGTGTAAATGAGCGTGTGGACGAACAAAGTGGTCGTGTTACATATGATATGGCCTTGGATTTCAGAAATGAAACTAAATCGGTAAATTTGTTTAAAGATGCTATGACAGCATTTGAAAATAAGATTAAAGATGACTGTATTAAGAACAGTAAGGAATGGTTTGGTAAAAGTAAGATGAGCCGTGAATTGGTCGATAATCTTATGTATCCTATCTTGAAGTATCCTAAGTTGAAGGATGGAGATGGTAATTACACGGATGAGTCGGATTACAGTCGTTCTCCTACTTTAAAGGTTAAGATTCCATTTTGGGAAGGTCGATTTAATGTGGAATTGTATAATTACGATGACAAAACACCATTGTATATGCCACCTAAAAGAGATGAGGAAACCACTAGTAGTCCCGTGGAATGTATTCCAAAGGCATCGCATGTAAATGGTTTGATTGCTTGTCAAGGTATTTGGTTTGCGGGTGGTCGTTGTGGTGTGACTTGGAAATTGGTTCAAGCGTGTGTAAGACCGCCAGCAAGACTATTGGGAACTTCTACTTGTCATATTGAAGATGATAGTGATGATGAAGAGATGGATAAAAACTTGGCAGAAAAAGAAGCACAAGATGATACTACAAATCACGACGATGAAGATGAAGATGAAGGTCCTGGACCATCATTTAAAGATTCAGATGAAGAAGATCAGCAAGAAGAAGAAGAAGTAAAGCCAGAGCCAGTTAAAAAGAAAAAGGTTGTAAGACGCAAGAAACAATAAATCAATTAACTACAGCATTATCATAAAAACAATTAAACAACTAAACAATTAAACAATTAAACAACTAAACAACTAAACAATTTTAAAAACATGAAATATTGAAACTTAAAATACATAAAATATATATAATTTTTTATGTATTTTTACTAATCAGTAATGGTTAATTCTATAATGACATGACCGCGTTGCTTGTTGTCATATAAATTATGTTTATTTGGTATTATTTTGCCTCTATTTTTAAAAACAATGAATTGAGGTTGTTTGATAATCTTTACATCACTTGATTGTATTTTAAACAAACAATCTGCAATATTTAATTCGTCATACCCGTCTTTAAATAACTTCATGATAGATGACTTATGTTTAATAATAATATCATTGTTTCTAGTAATGGTCGTGTCATCATCAATATCTGGTATATTTTTTACGATCATATCATCTATTATAATTTCTTCATGCCACAATGGTATGTAATGAGTATCCGTATCAGTTTCCAATTTATAAATATTATCATGCAATAAGTCATGTAAAGAAGGGTTCAGTAAAATAACATTATTATTTTTTATTTTATTTTGCATAATCTTCTCGAAAAGGCGCAGATGGTCTTTATTTAAATTAGATAAATATGAATATTGGGAGAGAAACGCATAAATAGAGCGACACTTTTCAATATCTAATTGTTGAAACAATTTAATAGAATAAGAACTACATCCTTGTATAATAGACTTCAATGTTGTTTTAATTGTTATGAGATCGAAATTCTCAAACCCTTTCTGTGTTTTCATAATATATTCTACAAAATGCACAAGCATCGTTTCGTATGTTTCATATATATCGCTGTGTTTACTGTCATCCGGTCCATCGTCATTACTACTGCCATTATTGCCATCACAGTCATTTTTATTTTTCCTTAAAAAATCATAACTTTCCTTTATTTTTTTAAAAGTTTCCGAATCACCTCCCTTGTCTGGATGATGTCGTAGTGCTTGTTTGTAATAAGCGCGTTTTATTATATCATCTGTAAGAGGCAAACTATTTCCTATATCCAAATATTTACGAGCCGTCCAAATTTCCATTATTTATGGTAGTATATAATATATAAAAAATTCTTTCTAAATGGAAAATAGGTCTATAATTATTATTATATTGTGAAAAAAAATGATATATATCGTATAATAATGGTTCAACATTATTGCTATTTAGTTTATTATTATCAATAAAATAGTTAAGTGTGTAAAAAATAAACACATAAATGTCAATGTTGTAAATTAATAAGTTATAAAGCAAGTCCCTAAGGCTTCCAAATGCCAACTCGTGTTTATTTTCAATTACATCGATTAAATTATGAATGTGTTTTTCATGGATTTTGTCTAACTTACTTGTATTGTATAAAATATTATTTATGTTTGTAATACCATTTGTATTTTTTAAAGTGTCTTCCAGCATGATTTTATTTATCTTGTATTTTTTTGTTTTGTGAGTATGCGATTTAACGCACTGTAAATAAGATGTTTTGGTGGGTCTTGCTAAGTTTATTAACTGGCATCTAGAAAGTATATTATCTGGAATAAAACTGATATGCTCTGTAGTAATAACATACTGTATTTTTACCTTTTTATGTATTAAGTTTTGCATATAAGTAAAAAATATATCTAACAACTCCGAGTGTATTTTGTGGAAATTTTTACATAATATAATACCAAATTTAGACTTTCTTGAACTGATAATCTCTACAATATGGTAAAACAAGTTGTTAAATAATACTTTGGAATTACAGCCTAATAATTCCATGTCGATTTCAAAATGGACATCACTGATTTTATATAAATATTCCTTTTTGTTTTGAAACAAGTATGTCATTTTTTTCTCATATTTGCATTTTGTAGGACTATATTCTTTTATATATTTTAAAGCCTGTGAATATTTACCTATACCAGGTGGTCCGTAAAAAACAAGATGCTCATTTATAAAATTCTCTTTTTTAATATGCTTATGTAAATCAAAGTTGTCGACTTGTTTAATATAATCATTAAATTTATTATTCATAACTATAATTATTTAATAAATCCTTTTTAAACTTAAATAGATAGTTAAGTTTAAATATATTATTAATAATGGAAACTTACGCATTCGAAAGTGAAAATAAAAATAATAGTAAAAGTAACAATCTCACTACAGCAGAAAACGAAACTGTCGAAACATTAAGTATGATTATTGAAAACATACCCGCTATTAAAAATATTAAAAACAAATTAGAAACTATAAAAAACGATCAACCAAATTTATACAAGTTATGGAAGTTAAACATATATCAAAATGAAGTTAAGTTAATAAAGTCTCTTATGGATTGTAATGCGATGTTGGAAAAAGTAAATACATTGACCACACAGCTTAGTTTGGCGGATATCCAAACATTTGTTATATTAAATAAGTGTGGGTATAATCTGTAATAGACATCCGCGATTGGTTGTGTAAACGCAAATATGTAAATACAACTATATAATATATCATAAACAATTATTATTTAAAACTACACCTGATAATTATGTATGTATTTAACTATTCCCAGTAATAAGTTTGAAATTAACAATATAATCATAAGTGACAAATCAAAAAATAATGTAATAGAAAATAGTTTTTTTTACCGTATATACTATTCAAATCATTTTGTATCTATGAATGGTATTTATATTAAATTTAACTTGTATGATTTAGGCATAGAAGAGTATTATAACAAAATCAAATGCAATTTTTCAAGATATGACGAAAAAAACAAACAAATAATAAATAAATTAGTAGAAATAGAGCATGAAATACTGAAAAATTATATTCAGCTAACTCAAAATCCTGTTTATACGATTAGAGAACAATTGGTGAATTATTATATTAAATTGTTTCATAAGGACAGCAATAAACTAACAGGAAATTTAGCTAAACTGTCTGTAGTATTGAAAATATCTGGAATATGGTTGACTAATAAGGAACACGGATTAACATTTCGTTTTATCATATTAGACAAATAAGTATAAATTAGTATACATATAAATTAAGCATACAAGCATACATATAAATAAATTAGTAGATATATTAATTTATTTATAACTATAATTACTATTAATTGTATTAGGTTTTATTTTACAATTGCTTTAATGTTTACTTATAACTATATTTGTCCACTTTTTTTTTATCAATATCAGTTTTAATGTCATATATTAAAAAGGCTGTAAATAACCCCATACCAATTACGATTTCAGGGAATATTCCAGTGTTCATAAAATTTTTAGATATAGTTAATATGGTTTGAACCGTCAAAGACAAAATCGTAATCATATTTTTTGTTTTAAAATTCTTAGGCACTCTGATGCTAGTAAACATACTTGGTGAACTAGAAACAATTAAAAAGTAAAATACGATTTGTCCGATAATAGCAAAAATGTCAAAGGTATTGTAAATTGATGCAAACACATTTTTAATTGTAGGCCAAGCACCAATCGATTCATCAATGGCTTTTGCTATACCTTTAGCAATTTTAAATAAACTTCCTAGTAAAACAATACCAGATATTGCGCCTAATGCTATTATTAATGGAGCTAACATATTATCCATTTTAAATCCAATTGTAATTATAGTTGCGGTAATAACTATGTTAAAAAATATCAAAGCAGCACCGAATTTGTTCATTATATATATTTATATATATTTATAATAATTATTTATGAATTTATGAATAATTATTTGTGGATGTTGTAATAGGAAATAAGGAAATACGGAAAATAAATTAAATAAATATTATATATAATACAATTATAATGATGCATCCAATTATAAAACCAGCAAACAATTATGTAATGCATAAAGAAGTAATATCGATACACGGAGTAGATAAAGATAAGTCAAAGTGGCCGAAAAACAACGAGTTTGAAATATCTCTCCCTTATCCACTTCAAAATGTAAGTTATATTAAGTTAAAAGATGTGACTCTCCCCAATTTTCTACATAATATTAGTGAACGAAAGCAAAACTCTAAAATTAGAGTGCAATACGCTAATCCTATATTTGGCACTGCGATGGATATTAATAATCATGCCGGTGATGTAACAGAAACAATTACGGTTCCAGATGGGTATTATACACCGGTGAAACTTGCCAATATGCTGCAAAATCTTTTAAATAGAACCATGTATAATCAGTTTGATTTTGAACCGTTTAAAGTAAAATACGACATTATAACCAATAAAATACTAGTCGGAGTTACTGAAGGGGAATTTAAGTTGTTATTAACATACGAGCATGAATACAATGATGAGTTGAAATGTATATATAAGCCTAAATTTAATAATTATATGGATTGGGGATTAGGGTGTATTTTAGGGTATGAAAAGGTGGATTATACTAGCACTACATTTGATGTGGCAACGGCGGATAGTTATACACAATTAAAAACAGGATTAACGCTACCGCATGAAACAACGGCTTGGTTGATTCCATCTAAACAACATAACAGTGCTAAAACAACGGTTGCGTATTTAGAATCCCCACATGCGGTTAATACTACAAAATACGATTCAATGTATATTGAATTAGACAAGCATAATTACATAAGTGAAATCCAACCTTATTCGGATAATACTAATGCCAGTTTTAATAATGATTTGGTATTTAAAAACAATAGTGCTTTTGCTAAACTATCTTTGGTGAAAAATAATGTGTTGCAGGCTTCTATTGTGGCGGATCAGTTGTTTCATATGTTATCGTTTACTCAAAATGAAATAACTAGTAATTCACATAATTATAATCCACCTATTAAATCATTAAATAAATTAAAATTTAAGTTTAGACATCATGATGGGACTATGGCTGAATTTGATAAAGCATCTCCTTCGCTCACACTGGAAATCGGATGTTTATTAGATGAACAACCCCATCATGGAACAATCCGTAGGCAATTTTAAGTAAAATTATATAATATTAACACAAATTACATAATTTTACCCTAAAACACCCTAAAATTACCCTAAATTTTCAAATTATAAACGAATTATCCTTTTAAAAATAAAAATAATATATATTTTGTAAAATCAACTTAAAAAGAAGTGGTAATAATAGATTATAAGATGCCAAAAGTATCAAAGAAAGCAAAGACTACTGAAACTGCCCCTGCTGCACCCTCTACTCCCGCTCCTGCCCCTGTGGAAGTTCAATCTACTGAACAAGTAGAAGTTCAATCTCTTACCGACCAATTTAATGATTTGTTGGGACAATTGTCAACGCTACGAACCCAACTTACTAGTGTAACTAGTCAAGTTCGTGTATTGGCCAAGCGTTCTGATCGCGAATTGAAGCAAGCCCAAAAGGCCAGCAAAAAGAAGCGCAAGGCTGGAAACAAGGAACCAAGTGGTTTTACCAAGCCCGCAAAGATTAGTTCTGAACTAGCTGCTTTTCTAGGAAAGGCCGAAGGAACTGAAATGGCACGAACCGAAGTTACTAAGGAACTACAAAAGTATATTCTTAGCCACAAGCTTCAAGACCCATCCAACCGTCGCAATATCAATGCCGATAAAAAGTTGCGACAACTTCTAGGAATGAAGAAGTCGGATAGTTTGACTTATTTCAACCTTCAAAAGTGGATGAAGCCTCACTTCAAGACTGCCACCCAGGTAGCTTAATTTACATATAATATGTAAAATATTCTAATAAATAATATTTGTAATAAAAAATTATAAATATTATAGTTTTTTTCTATCAATCTCTAACTTAACAATCTGCGATAACCATCACATTATTAATATGATTCAATCGCAGGAGGATATATGAAATTATCTTGTTCCAGTATTTCGTGTAGTGTGTTGGTGTCATTTTGACTTGATATAATATCGGTTTCATTAAATGTGTCATTTAAGTTAATGGTATATAAATCATAAATCGTGTTTAGTTCATTAATGGTTGCTTTTGTCATAAATTCACTATACTTAACATATTCTATAAAACTGCTTGCTCGATGAGTAGATGCAGATTGTTTGTATTGCTTGTATAGTTTATAGTAGTCAAATACGGTTTTAGATGAATGATTGTAATCATTACTTGATAAAATACACATCCATTTAAAATCTTCAAAACCCATTCCTAAGTATTTCAATATTAAATCTAAATTATACTGCAGACAAGTTTCGTTTACAATATCAAGATTTCTATACACATATTTAGAGTTATAAACAAACATATCCATATCATCTGACATACACCCATCTTTGTATAATGTATTTACTAACTCACCACATACCGCATCGGCTTCTTTTGGTGCGATATAGTATTTCATACCATAACTAACCAACAACTTTTTCACATTTTCAATATCCGTTTTTTTTATTTTTGTAAATGACTTTTTCAATTCAATCAACTGATTTTTGTTTGTTTTTATATATTTATCAGTGGAATTATCGATGATGTCGTAATACTTTTTTTTGGCAACATACCGTTGTTCATTTCTATCACGAATTGTTTGTAACTTTATCTTATCGGGTTCTCCATCAAATACAAATATGGCGTCAATATTGTAATGCTTAAATATGCTGCATAACTTATATATATTTGTTAACAACATGTCTTGTGACTTGTATTTATATAAATATATACTTATATCGATCACAATAGAGCGGTTTTTCAATTCGTTTAATGATACGATATTTACTGCACGCAATGCGTATCGTTTCAATAGTTTATTTAATAGTTTGATACCCATATTCGTTATTATTAGTTTGCCTTGGTTTAATTAAATATAATAGTATAATTATATTATATTTAATTAATTTCAATTTAATAGTTATTAAGTTATTAAACGCCATTAATGGTCATCAACATTGTATTTAACATTTTTTTAAAAGCAGGATTTGATTTGTCGACTTTATCATAAAATACCTTATATTTTTTTAAAACATTTACAATCAATTTTTCATCATGGAATTCTTCTATTAATTTTAAAAAGCGTTTAATGGTTTGGGGTGTTTTGTCGAAATTTAACAGCGAAGCATTGTTTTGTTTAAAAAACTTAATGGTGTCGTTATTGTAAAACAATAGCACACCTTTGATAATGTAATAACACAATACATTTGTTTTTTCTTTGTATAAATTTTGTTTTATTTTACTGTTTACCGATTTATCTATTAACATCGAGTAATTCATATTCATATAATTAAGGATTTTTGTAATTTGAAACATAGAAAACATTTGCTCTGTTAACAAACACACCTTATATAATTGTAAGCATTCTTTTTTCTTATTTTTTTTATCTAACATCATAAATGAAAATAATAAGCAGTTTAAATTAGTAGCCCACCACTCATTATATGTTTCACTTAAAGCATACTCACTTTCTACGCAAAATATCTTTTTTAAACTGGTTTTAATTGTATCGTTCAAGTGCATTGACACAAAATCCAAACACAAGGAATGAAACAATTCATGAATTAAACATTTTAACCATTCTTCTTTTCTAAAAATAAGAATTTGGCCTTGTTCACTGCAACTATAAGTAACTGCGGTATTTACATTTTCTACGCCCAACGGCATTACATTTATATTTGGCAGTATTTTTTCATTGTCACTAAGATATAAGTAAATCGTCAATGTTTTTTTGCTATTATTACCAGTAGTGTATTCTAATAACAAATCTATCATAGAAAAAACATGTAACATTATATGCTTGGTTATATTTTGCTCATTAGTTATATCATTTAAATATATGGTAATTTTCATGTTTTTTAAAGTAACATTATACACAATAACGCGAGTTGTCTTTTCATATATATCTTTTTTTATTTGTTTAATACAATAAAAACTGTCTAGTAAATCGGTGTAAGGTATATCGTTGTGGGTATTAACTGGAATGGTTGAAATACTTATTTTATCACTATTCATTAACCTGTTTACTTTTTTATAAGAAATGTATAGGTCATTATATAGATTTCCTATTACTTTTTTTTCAGTCGATTTATTTTTGATAGGTATATTTAAAAAATCTATATTATCTAATAAAGTGTTTATAATAAAATCATTGGAACTCATAGTCGTTATATATTAGTTATAAATTATATTTATATTTAATTATTAAATATAATTTTTAGATGGTAATATGCTAATAGTTTGATGTTACGCATTTGTATGTTACACACTTATATTATGTATTTATTGTTTGTTTTGCAGGTATTTTCTTACTTTCATTGTATCATAAAAGATAATCGTTTCTTTGCGGGAATAGTGAACCAGTTTTGCCGTTTTTGTTAGCAATAGCATTTTCTTTAAATCTTCATTTTGTGAATATTTTGCCAATTGTCCATTATACATGACATCTTCATTATTATTATTTAACATAAAATCTTCATCTTGTGTAATCGTTTTTGGTCGGAATTTTTTGTTATTAACCTTTCCAGTTATACCACCCGCTCCTTTTGCCGCAATTGGATCCGTTGAGATTTCAGATTTGCTTTCCATAGTAAATAATTTATAATAATCCATATTGTTTTTCTTAAACTTGTTGGCTTGATAATAATGTTCTACACTCGCCCATTTATATCCATCCAATTCAAACAACGCCTTTACTTTGTTTTTATTTTTGCTGTCTTTTGCCGTGTATAAGTTAGACAATTGTTGTCTCCAGTTTTTTATTTTCTTAAGTTCATCAAATTCATTTACCATTTTGGGAGAGATATTTTCACCGCTTCCTTTTCCAGGCATAGCATCCCTTGATTTACTATAAAACTGGAATATTACACTATCATCAAATAATTCAACATCATCTTTACCGGGTGATGGCGACATCTCTGCTTCATTATCGGAACCGAAATCTTCATCGTCTTGCTGTGGCATAGTGCTTGGAATACCCATGTATTTTTGAAATTTGGGAATGTAATTATACAAGCTTTTACCACTACTACTACCACATTTGGCGACGATATCTTCCCTAAGTTGATATGGAAGTTCATGAAACATCATTGCACCTTTTCCATCGTATTTTATTAATTTATAATGTGTTCCAGTATGGTCTAATATTATATAATACTTAGGATTAAAATATCCCTTTTCTTCTATTTCATTTAATGTAAAATCACCGCACTTTACCACGCGATCTTTTAAATTCATTTCATAGTATTCACTACTTAATACGATAAGTTTAATATTCATTAAATATTCCAAACGAACAATGGAAGCAGCATCGCCCCAGAATTCACAGGTATTAATCATTTGCTTTAAATCGTCTAATGTTTCTATGCCATCCATAAACTGAAACTCCTTGATATTTTCTTGCGCCTGTGCGAGTTCATCTTTATGTTTTTTAAATACCGGCTTAATAGAATCAAATTCTTTATTTAATTGAAGTGCTTTGTCACGCAAAATCAAGCGAGTATCTCGGTCCTTTTCTTTTTTGGCATTTGCCGCTGTCTTTTTATATTTTTTCCGTATATCCTCATGTTGCTTTTTTAGTTCGGACATTTTTTGCTGCAAATCATTGATTTCCTGCTTAATTAAAGTGTAATTTTCATAATAAGTGTCAAATTGTTCTTGTGTAGTATTATCACTTAACATTTTTCTAATTTCAGGAACCGTTATGGAAATATTACGATGGCGCAATCCATCTCGTATAGAGGAAAACAAGCAATCGCCACCACCTTCATTATCTAACAAATCATAATTGGCATTTTTATAGAATTGTTCAATCCATGTCGACGAAGTTTCTTTGGAAAACGCACCCACTATTTGATCGTTGTCTTGCTTTGTTTCAATAATATCCAAATATTCTTCATCGTCTTCTTCATACATAAATTGCTTCATACCATCTGTTTCTTGTTCTTCATCAGTATCTTGTCCATCTTCTTCACTATCTAATTCATCGTCACTATCTATATCTTGCAGCAATTCATACTTTTCCATCATATCTTCAATGTATTCTTTAGTTACAAAATTAAACAACAACGGTCCTTCAATATACGCTATATCAAGGTCGTTGTCTTTATCTAATAAGTTTGTGTAATCTTCTGCTAAAAATTCATATATACCTATCTTAACTTGCACATTTTCATTTAATACTAAGTATACTGGAGCAAAATAAACATTGTCATACAAACTTGTATTTACCATTCCAACGCTGATATTTACATCTATATCAAACAAGTTAATGCGAAACATGGACACCAAAGTATTTTTATCATGCTTTTCTACATTTTTATCTTCCTTAAATTTAATTTCATTTATGATATTAGAGACTACCATTATAATTTAAATTAATATTTTATTTAAATATTAATTTAACTATTCAATTTAACGGCTCAATTATTTAACGGCTCAATTATTTAACTATTTACATCACATTTAAATCAATAAGTTTAAGTGCTTATCACACTTTTAGGTTTTTATCACAAATTTCGATAGGTATTCATCATTAGACAACTCGTCCCAATAAAACCATAAGGTTTTTCTATGGTCTACAATAAATTGGTTGTCAGGTTCATTTTCAAATTCAACGATATCATCTATAAGATCTGACTTCTTTTTTTTTTTAATCGACAATCCATAATAATTCATAATATGAACTAAATCTTTTTTTAAATAGTTAATGTCATAGTTGATTTTATCACTTAAAATAGTATCCTCATCTGTTTGATGTTCTGCCTCTTGATTGTTTAAATCTTCGCATTTTTTTTGCACCATATCTTCAATGTCTTTAATCTCTATTTTTTTTAGTTTTGTATTTTCAGCATTTTCATCCACTATATCACAATTCATTAATTTAATTGAAGGACAATATTTAATATTGTTTAGTAAAGATAATATCATTAGATTATTACCAATTTAAGTATTTAATATTTAATAAAAATAACATAACTATAAATATTCGTCTACAAAATCACAACACTTAAATACAATTTTCTGCGTTAATCCTCCGTATTTTTTTGCATTCATATTAGAAATGTCTTCTATTTTATCATTTAATTTTAATTCGCATAAACAACCATCATCATATGTTGCGAAAATCAAAAGGTTTCCAACAACCTCATCTAATTCATGCACTTTTTCTTTATCATTTACATATTCATCAAACATCGCCAATAAATCAACTACGATATTTTTTACAATCTCTGTTTCAATTAATCCTTCGCGCATAATAAATGTTAAAAACTTACTAAATGCCCGTCTATTTTCATTTGTTTTGTTTATTTTACAAAACTCGTTATAGTCATCGTCGGGGTCTACATACTTAATATCTTTAAACAATTCCGTATAAGTATTTAAATCCACGCTGTATACTGATTTTAAGTTAAAAATATCATTTAACTCTTTGTATAGTTTGGCATATATTTCAGACCAGAAAAAGTTGGTTTTTCCAATATCAAAAATACAAACCACTACTTCTTTTAACATTTCCAAGTTAGTGTTGACATCGTTATTAATTAAATCGATTATTTCCGTTTTAATGATATCATAGTTGTCTTTTGTTAGTTTATTTAAATTGCTTCTGATTTTATCAACAATAATATTAATATCACTGTTTTCTTTTTCTAGTTTGGTAATTTTAAAGTTTCTAAGTTCGTTCCAGTCGGCATTATCTTTATTTTTGTATCGCGTGTGTTTTTTCTTAAAAATAGGTGTTTTTTGATAATTCGGCGCTCCTACTCGTTTTGCCAGATTATTAATCAACGATATCGTGTTTTCATTAATTTCCACGATATCCCCATTTTCTTCCGTATTATAATAAAATTCTAAGTCATAACGATTTGATTCCGAATTTAAGTTTTGGTTTAAGTGAGTAGATTGTAACATTATTAATACTATTATGACTTTTATATTTAATATATTTATTAATGTATTTATTAACAAACAGGTTGATTTCGTAATGGACGGTGTTTTATTGTGTTTTATTATAATAGTGTATTACACATTAGATGTGTTTACTAAAATAGACTTAAAAACAAAAACAATAATATTATTATTATGGATACAAAATGCGAACTTGAAAATAATAATAAATCATATGAAATAAATAGTTGGGAAGATGATAATTTGGATTTAAAAAGTAAATTAGTAAGGGGTATATATTCTATGGGATTTGAAATCCCTAGTAGTATACAAAAAAAATCATTATATCCTATGGTGCGAAATATTGATAATAATCGTCATCGTGATATTATTGCACAGGCACAGTCTGGAACGGGTAAAACCGGTGCGTTTACAATTGGAACTCTGCAACTGATTGATGAGAAAAGCGACTTTACGCAAGCACTTATTGTTGCGCCTACCCACGAGTTGGCTACACAAACTGAAAATGTGATTAAACAACTTGGATTGTATTTAAAGGTGCGGACGATGTTGTTGGTAGGTGGAACATCAGTTGATAAAAACAAAAAAGACTTGTCTGAAATTAAGCCCCATGTGGTTGTAGGAACGCCGGGACGAATTCATGATATGATTCGCCGTCGTTATTTGCTGGTTGATAAAATGAAGTTGTTGGTAATTGATGAAGCAGATGAGATGCTTTCTGCGGGGTTTAAAGAACAAATGTATAAGATTTTTCAACATTTAGACAACGATATTCAGGTTGCTTTATTTAGCGCGACTTATTCGGCTGAATTGGAAGAACTATCTAGGCAATTTATGCAAAATCCTACGCAAATAAGAGTTAAAGCACAAGAACTTACATTACAAGGGATTGCTCAATATTACATTAATTTAATTGATGATGTGCAAAAGTATGAAACGGTAAAAGATATATTTGAAAGTTTAAGCATTTCACAGGCAATTATTTATTGTAATAGCACACATCGTGTTGATGATTTATGTGAGGCGATGAAAACCGATAATTTTCCCGTGGAAAAAATACATGGTAAAATGAGTGAACAAGAACGAAAAGAAAATTATGTGAATTTTAAAAACGGTTCTTGTCGTGTTCTTATTACTTCTGATTTATTTGCTAGAGGTATTGATGTTCAGCAAGTAAGTATTGTTATTAATTTTGACATACCTAAAAACGAACATACTTATTTACATAGGATTGGTCGTTCTGGAAGATGGGGAAGAAAAGGAATTGCTATTAACTTTCAAACAAAGCAAGATTGCACAAAACTAAAACGGTTTTCGGATTATTATCATACTGAAATCATAGAAATGCCTTCTAATTTCACAGAACATTTAAAAAGTATATAAATTATATTAGATACGATATATCATAAACATATAACATACATCATAAACATATAACATACATCACAAACATATAATATTTGCGTATTAATACAATCATATTTATAATTTATAATTATAAGTATGAGCGACACTAACCATGGTCCCATAAATAGTAAGCATGAGCATGAATATAAAATGAAATTAAATGAGGTTTTTAAGCAACCAGTAGACTTTTGTAAAAAAACACATTTAATAGACAGTAGTGTTAAAAGTGATTTGGAACTAATAACCACTGAAAATCAAGACAGTGATTCTGTATATAATAATTTAGTTTCTCTTGAAACAAAAGTAGGGAGAGAAGTTTTAAATGACTTTGCCGGAAAATACTCTACAAATACGAAATTTCTAAAAGATACACAGAAGTTATTAAAACACTCCAGTGATATTTTAGTTGATAAACATTTAATTAACGATATGACCGATCTATGGACTACTATTAAATCAAATAAAACATTTGTAGAAACTTATCAATATCTTGAATTTGAAAGGTTTAGTTATTTAAACTACTCTACTGTATTTTTAACTTGGTTGACTATTTTAAACCTTTTCTCTCCCCTTTTACAGGTTATAACCCCCGTGCTAATCTTACTTTTACCTTTTTTATTGATGAAAACCATTAGTAATAATCCTAATATTAATTTTTCAAACTATTTTGACGGTTTAAAGTATGTATTAAGCAACAATAGTGTGGGTAAAATGGTTTTAAATTTTAATAGTGCAAATATACAGCAAAAACTACAATGTGTAATGATGGTGTCAATGTATTTTTATAATTTATATCAAAACGCAGTATCATGCTACAAATTCTACAAGTCACAGTTTGATATACAAAAACATTTGTATTTAACCAAACAATATTTAAACTACACGATTCAATCCTATGATTATTTTATTAATAAAATCAACGGTTGTAAATTAAAGCAATATGGATATCATACAGATGAACGATTTTTGCAAACATTACACAAGTATAAGTATAAAACCACCGAATTATTTAATAAATTTAACTTTGTAAGTGAAACGATGAGTTACAAGTATTATTCTAAGCCGGGTACTATTATGAAAACATTTTATGAATTATATGATTCCAATGATGTAAATGATACGATCACTTATTCTTTAGGATTTCATGGTTATTTTGACATATTAAACTCGATCGTTCATAAAATTAAAGCAAAAACAATTAATAAGATAGCATATACTGATAAAAATAAATGCAGTTTTACAGATATTTACCACCCTTGTATTAATAAAAATCCTATTAAAAACAATATTGATTTTAGTAAAAATAAAATAATAACCGGACCAAATGCAGCAGGAAAAACTACGATTTTAAAGTCCGTTATTATAAACATATTATTAAGTCAGCGATTTGGATATGGATATTACAGCGATGGTATTCTTAATCCATACAAATATTTTCATTGTTACATCAATATACCAGATAATTGTAGTAGAGATAGTTTATTTCAATCAGAAGTTAGACGATGTAAAAACATATTGTCTTGTATTGAGAAAAATAAAAAAGATAGGCATTTTTGTGTATTTGACGAATTATATTCTGGAACAAACCCATATGAAGCAATATCTAGCGCAACGGCTTACTTAAAATATATTAGCAAATATGATAATGTATCATTTATATTAACAACGCATTTCATGAAAATATGTCAATTGTTGAAAAAGCAAGAAAAAATAGAAAATTGCCATATGAAAACAAATCAAAAACAAGACACACTTACTTATTTTTACAAATTGATTTTAGGAACTTCTAATATTAAAGGTGGTATATCGGTTTTAAGGCAACTTAATTACCCAGAAGTTATCGTCAATACCGCAAAAACAATATTAAATTCTATATAATCTATCGGGTTACATAAAAATGCTTTTTAATATATCAAAAATAAAATAACATTCGTTAAAAATAATGTTTAAATATATTTAATGATATTAAATATATGTTTAGCAAAGGAACCGTGTTATCATTAGGAGTATCATTATGTTCAGTAGTATTAGTTTATTTATATGTAAAAAATAGGATTAATAATGTTGAAAGTAAGGTAGACCGTTTAATTGAAATTATACAATTGTATGATCAGCAATCTCATATTGCTCAAGCGCAGATGGGAGGAAATACCGGTCAAAAAATTGTAGTATCAGATGCAGAAGATGAAGAAGGCAGTGAAGAAGAAGGCAGTAGCGAAGAAGAAGGTAGTAGTGAAGAAGAAGATGATGAAGAAGAACCAACTCAAACATTAACACTTGAATCAGGAGAAAGTGAAGGTGTTGAAACCGGTGTTTTTATGCAGGCTTCTTTGACGTTACAACACGATGATTTAAATGTTAGTGATATTAAAGGAGAGGTAGGAAACTTACACGAGGTGTCTCCAGACATTAAAGAACTCGATGGATTGGATGATATGGATGATTTAGAAGAAGAAAGTGATGAAGAAGAAGACGAAGACGAAGATTTAGAAGTAGAAGAAGTTGTAGACTTTTCTAAAATGGGCAAACTAGAATTAAAAAAACTATGCGAAGATAAAGGTTTTGATATAAAAGGAAAGAAAAAGCATGAACTAATAGAACTATTAAAGTAAATGTAAATATAACTATAAGAGCAACGATTACCAATAATTTATTTTTATGAAAATATTATTATACTTAATAAAATATAATAATATATATATTAATATGAGTTGGAGCACATGTTATAAAGGTTCAAATAATATTTATTCTGATTTTCCTGCTATGATGAGTGATGGACGAGTGTATACTGAACACGAAACTGCTTGTGATATAAATAATTTTATTGTAAAAAATGCCGGAATCGATAATAACTATGATTACAGACAATATTTAATTAACAATGGTTTAGATATAATGTCGCAAAATATGGATTCCGCACAAATGTGTTCAAATGTTAAATCATTTACAAACAATGTTAATCACGATAAATACTTATTTAAAAGTACGTCAGACAAACATCAACCAATGGGATATGAAACTTCTGATTTAAAAAACTTATACTTAACACGCAATCAGTTAGAAAGTAAGCAAACCGCTGAATTTGTTACACAAGAAGAATTATTAAAAATGCGAGCAAGTAAATAAACAAGCAAACAAGCAAACAAGTAAATATTAAAATAAGATTTAACATTATTATGATTTTAAAGTAATATAAAATTATAATAAAATGAAAATAATTAGTATTGATGTTGGTATGAAAAATTTAGCATATTGTTATATAGAAAAAAAAGATACGGTAGATGAAACCGGTAGTTCTACATCTACATCTACATCTACATCTACAAATAACCCAGGTGATTATTCAATATTAGACTGGAATGTAGTGGATTTAACAGATTCAGACAAGTATATATGTAAATGTTTAAAAAAAAATGGTAAAGTATGTGGAAAAAAAGCGACTTATTTTAAAAACACGACATATTATTGTAAAACGCATGCAAAACAAAGCGAATATAATATACCAAGTGATGAACTTAATATTAAAAAAATAGATAAAAAGTTAGTATCTGAATTAAAACATTTAGTGAAAAAATACAACATTCCATTAGGTGATTCAACTAATGAAAAGCAACCAACAAAAAAAATAACAAAAACATTTTTATTAGACTGTATAAAAAAAGAGTTATTAAATAACTTTTTGATACCTATTGTCATGAAAAAAACAACATCAATAAGTTTAGTAGAATATGGGATTGCTTTAAAAGAAAAGTTTTCAAGTATATTTAATTATGAAGAAGTTGATTGTGTTATTATTGAAAATCAAATAGGACCTTTAGCATTAAGAATGAAAATGCTTCAAGGAATGATTACACAACACTTTATTGAAAACAACATTCAAAATATTGAAATGATAAACTCTTCTAATAAATTAAACCAAATATTGGGTGCCGGAAAAAAAATGTGCTATAAAGAGCGAAAACAAGCAAGTATTAAATATACATTATCCGACTTAAATGAAAACTCGATGATAAACAACTGGTGTGATCATTTTAATAAACATAGTAAAAAAGATGATTTAGCAGACTGTTATCTACAATGCAAATGGTATATGTGTCAGTTAAATAAAAGTAAGGTTAAGTAAATTAAAGATACGGTTAAGTAAATTTAAACATAATTAAAAATAATTTAATTAAAAAATAATTTAATTAAATTATAGTGCGGACTACTTAAAATTAAAAGTTCTATTTACAACATAAATGAGTATTGAATTAAAACTATCTGAAGAATCAAGTGATGGACCCGTATTAGAACCCGTATCTATTGGTGGTGGTGGTCAAAAATCGGTAAATTTTGGACCGGGAGTGGAAATGTTAATGAATCCTAGTAAACAAAATAAGTCAGGAGAACCAAAAGCAGATATAACCCTTTCTGAAATCGATGATTTAAATGATATTGATATTAGCGATAAGCCATCCGGGTCATCTTCCATTAGAAAAGATGATTTTATCTTAAATAGTGCTAGTAATTTGTCAGACGAACCTTCTTTAAAATTAAATATTGATAACTCATTTGATGTTGACAATAAAACAAATGAAGGAGCGCCTTCTTTGATTGGTAATTTAGGGAAAACGGAGTCGTCGGATGGTTTTAAAAGTTTCACAGAGATTCCAGTAAACCCAGATGTAAAAGTGCCTAGTCAACCAAAATTAACCGGTAAAGAATTATTAAAAGAAAAGTTTAATTATTTGCGAAAGTTGGAAGCATTGGAGAAAAAGGGTATCACTTTAAGTAAAAAGTATTCGATGGAAAATAATTTAGATGAAATGAAAGGTGAGTATGAAATGATTAAATCAGAAAGAGAAAAAGACAATAGTAAAAAGTTTCAAGCCAAGATGTTGATGGCTTTTGTATCTGGTATTGAGTTTTTAAATAATAAATTTGACCCATTTGATTTAAAACTGGATGGTTGGTCAGAGGCCGTTAATGAAAATATGGACGAGTATGATGAAGTGTTTGGAGAGCTACATGAAAAATATGGTGGTAAAACCAAGGTGGCTCCTGAATTGAAACTATTGTTTATGTTGGGAGGAAGTGGTTTGATGTTGCATATGACAAACACAATGTTTAAATCGTCGATGCCTGGAATGGATGATATTATGAGACAAAATCCAGAATTGATGCAGCAATTTACGCAAGCAGCAGTAAATACGATGGGTGAATCCAACCCGGGATTTGGTAATTTTATGTCGGATTTCGCACGAGGAGGAAATAATAGCGCGATGCCTCCTCCACCCGTTGTGCCTCCTCGTGGATCTCCTCCTGGACCCAATCAAGAAATGAAAAATAACCCTCCTCGACAAAGCAAAACTGTTTCAATGTCGTCAAGACCAGATATTGATGCTGCGAGAGGTAATTTAGATTTTAATGATGCTGAAAATATGGATTCTAGTTATGGAAATGCTCGTGCAGAAATGAAGGGTCCCGGCGATTTAAAAGATATATTGGCTGGATTAAAAACAAAAACTATTAATATTAATGACGGAAAAAAAGAGGGCAGCACGATTAGTCTTCAAGAGCTAGAAGAAATACAATCTACTGATTTATCTTCAAGAAACCGTAAAATGGTGAAAAGTAAGCGTAAGAAATCCGAGAGAAATGTAGTTGATTTGGGTATTTAACATAATTATTTAAATAATATCTATAAATATTTATATATCAATAATGGTATTAGGATTGCTTGTTTATGAGGCGATGGATGTTGTATATCATGTATCAAAAATAACATACAACAGTGCGTCGTTTGTTTATAATTGGTATTATGATATCAATATTAATCATTTAGATAATAAAGTAAAACATGATGAAGAACATATAAAAAAATTAGAAGAGCGTGTTGCTCAATTAGAACAAATTATTTCAAATAACAAATTGGCTATTGAACATATAGATACAAGAAAAGATTTATCTGCACCAATAACAAACACAAACACACATACAAACACACATACAAACACAAATAATAAAAACCAACTGTTATTATGCGATTCTATATAAAAATATAATTATATTATGTATTTCAATATAATTATAGTAGGAGTTTTAAATCTTTTCTGGTTTTTCTTGGCCTTACTTTAATGTATTTATTGAGTGGTTTCGTTTTCTTTCTTGTTTTTCGTGCTTTTTTTGTATATGTGTGTTTCATACCACCCTTATATGAGGCTAATGCTTCTAATTGTATTATTTCTCTTTGTGTTTCTTTAATTATTTTGTCGATTGCTTGTAATTCTTCTTGTGATTGTTGCAACTTTTCTATATCAGATGATTTTTGCGCTACCTTTATTTCTTGCTCTAACTTTTTTTTATCTTTTTCTTGTTTTGCTAATTTATCTTTAAGATCACTTATTTTTTCTGAATTTTTTTTAAATGATTGTTTAATTAAATTGGGATCTGAAGTCTCTATGTCTGAAAACCAAACACCTTGCTTAATATTACCCCATATATATTTAAGTTTATCCCATCTATTAGGACAATTAAAAACCCCTGCTTCACTATTCTTTATTTTATCTAAAAAGATATTACCTAATTTTTCAGTTAGTGATTTGTTATCCCATTCTTCTTGTGTTATTACTTTTGATTGAAATAGCGTCAAATCTACATATATATTTATTTCGTACCCAATAACTCCGCGTTCTTTAGTTTCTGCGTAATCAAAATACAAACCATTTGGTCTCTTTTTAATAGAAGGAGTATGCGATATAATGTATGCGTTTTTGTTATTTGGCTTTATAAGTTTATTTAAATCTGTTTTAGATTCAGGTTGATGTTTTCCAAAAACATAATCTGGAATAAAACGCGCGTTTTTTTTAAGGGTATTAAGTGTGTTTTTTACAATAAAATCATTTAATTTGTTTAATTTAGTTTGTGTTTCGTCTGTTGCTGCCCCTTTCTTTTTATCCATTACTTCCTCCTCTTTTTTACCGGCATCTTTTACTGTATCAAATATATCTTTTTCATAATAAAATACTTCTACAAATCTAAATTTCAATAGCTTACTTGCGGATACATTAGCAATACTTTTTTCCATGTTTTGATATTTTCTTTTATACTGTTTTAATTCGGCCGTTGGAACATAACTTTCAAATGGTTCAAATGTAATTGTATATAATTTTCGCGTTTCATAATATTTTCTTGCATCTCTAGTATCTTCACCAATACTTACTACTTTTGCTAATAATCCGTAATTTTTATGTGAGGAGTCATTGTATTTTACAATATCCCCTTCTTTTAAATCTGTATATCTGTCAATTTGAGAATATTTTTCTGACTCGGATAACAATTTTATATTTGAAACCTTTAAAGGAAAGTATTTTGAACCGGAATAATTGGTTTTATAGTTCCATCGTAGTTTGTATTTTAATTTACCTAATTCCATTTTTGCGTTTGATTGTTTTATTTTTTCTTTTATCTCGTTTATTTTTGCCTTTGCAGTCGACGAATGAATATTGTTTATTTTGTATTTTTTATCTTCATATGATAAGATAATATCATCATTTTTATCTCTTTTTATTTCATTAATTTGCACATTGATTGTAATTTTGTTTTTTTTATCATAAATTTTAATCATCATAAAATCAATGTCTGCTGTTTCATCTAATTTTCTAACCTGAAAGGGGGTTTTACTACCTGCAGCATTTAAAAAGTTTCCATCATTATAATAATCTTTTGCTGTAGTAAAATTATCTTGTTGTATTCTAATAAACTCCAAATTTTCACCATCTTTAACATTTTTCGTGCCTTTTTTTAAAATGGTTCCTTGATATAATATCGGTGTGTAATTATCCGCACCTACATTTTTGTCGTAATATGCATTACCCCATTGACTTGCGTTAGATGTAAATTTGTCTTTATAAGACGTGTCTATTCCCGAATACATATTATTGGAGCCGGTTGTATATATATACTTTGAGTCGCCGTAATTAATATTATCTTCAAAAACTAACACTCGATCGCCTTCTTTTAATTCTTTAAAACGTTTGGCATCTATTTGCAATGATTTTTTTTCTTCTGTCATCAGGTTTTTTTCAAATTCATCGTGTATTAATTTGCTTAATATTTTTTTGGTGTATTTGGCAATTTGTATCGATGACCTCTTAATACCTGTTATAGTTCCATAGATAACATCCTTATTATCTTTAACATTGACTAATTCAATATCAGTGCTTTTTTTTAAAAAATCATTGCTCTTACTTGTACCTATAGTTGGCATAGTTATATTTTAGTTAGATTATTTAACTTAAATATAATTAATATTGTTATTGTTATTAATTTAAACTATATCCATTTTAAATTGGTTCATGGTTTTCAACATTGTTGTATTGTTTTGCTGCTGTTTTGCTTTACTTAATATTTCTTCTGCTTTTTTAATTTCATCGGGTGTAACAACACCATCGCCATTTAAATCAAGAACATCTTTATATTTTCTATATTCCATTGGTATAACGCAAAACTTACTATTTTCATTAAACAAAAAATCAGTTAATATAATAAAAATCGCAGTAAGTCCTAAAGACATTAAAATATCTCGTGTTCCCATCCAAGAAATAGAAAATATTAATATCTGTCTTGCAACATGGTTTTTTAAATATTCTTCTTGCGTCTTACTTAATTCTATTGTAATATATTTTGAACCAATATTAAGCATTATCATTACTAAACCAGCAAAAAACTTGCTATTGTTTAGTGATGCTAAATGTTGTTTTATATTTCCAAACATCTTATTTAATATAGTTTGATAAAATGTTTTACATTAACTTACAATTAATAGTTGCTATTTTGTTATGTGATTTTTGTTATGTAATTTTTTTTGGTTAATTTTGGTTATTTTATTTAGGAATAGTATAATTAAGCATATTCCATAGTGGATTTTAAAGTAGATCGTTCTGCTGATGCTTTAATTTCTCTATCTAAATCAGTTGTGTTTGTATTGGTCACAGGGATTTTCAATTTTTTAAGTAATTCAGTGAATCCAGAAAACCCTTCTTTATTATATCGTGTGCATTTCTTTTTAGTTGATGATAATACTTCAAACCCTTCTTTACCGGTTTCATCATCTTCTTCTTCTTCATCTTTTTTACTGTCCATTTCTTCTTCATCTTCCGTTTCATCATCGGTTTCCATTTCTTTATCAGCGTCTTCTTTTTCTTTTTCCATAGTTTCCATTTCCTCGATTTCCTTTTCTTTTGTTTTTTCTTTTTTGGATTTCTTTTCTTTACCTTCAAAACCTTCTACGGTAGATTGGTGTAATAAAGTAATCATAATAACTGCTAAAATAATTGCTGCTACAGAATCAAGCATGTAGTTAGAAATAGCAATAATAGATACCCATGCCAATTTTCCCATTTGACTGGATACACTTTCTATTAAGAATTGGGGAGTTTTATATAGCAAAGCAGCCAATAAAGATAGTAAAACTAAATTTGTATATTTTTTCATTATATATAAATAAAAACAAATAAAAAATTATCTCTTTTTTTTATAAGTATGGCAAGTCAATTAGGATTTTCAGAATTTATGTCTAATAATGATAATAATGAAGAAGTAAATAAAAAAAGGCGAAATAAAACAATTAAAAGAAAGGCAACGCCAAGTAAAAAGGTAATGGAATTCCTAAATTCTATGGATCATTCTAAAAATGAGGAAGAAGAAGATGATAGTTTAGCAGATTTTGCTCCTCCACCTAATCCAGAATTAACATCTCTCCCAAATGATAAAAAAGAAGATGATGTAGATGCCGCTGTATCCCCAGAGGCTTTTAATAATATTAATGTTTCTGAAGAAAAGATAAAACAATACTACAATAATTACTTGCCTTATTATGACACAGCAAGTAATAATGCAAATGTTCATGGTAGTAAAGATGATTTAATGAAAAAACTAAATTATATGATTCATTTGTTAGAGGAAAACAAAGATGAAAAAACAAACACGGTAACAGAAGAACTGATTTTATATATGTTTTTAGGAGTATTTGTTATTTTTGTAGTAGACAGTTTTGCAAAAGCCGGTAAATACACTAGATAAATAGTAAATGGTCGCATATAGCATCATCAAATAACCCACTAATCAATTAGCCGCAAAAATTAAATAATTAAATAATTACAATATTTTTACTTGAAACTGGTTTCATAGCATAATTGTATAAATAATAATAGTATTTAGAATAAGTGTATGGCTGTATATCAATGTTTTTGATTAATATAGAAGTGTCTGCTATTGATTCTAAAAGTAAAACCTTATATTTATCGATTGTTTTTAAATGATCAATCGCTAAATAAAACCCCAGTTTAAATTTATCATTTTCTATATCGTTGTTGTAGTTGTCGTTGTTGTTGTTATCTTTATGTGTGGTGTTTACTTTAATACACGCAAAACATTCTACAGATAAATCTCCATCGTATGTAGTGTGATTGTTTCTAAAAAAATAATAAGCTTTTGCGGTTTGTTCTTCCATTAAAGCAAACACAAATATATGCTGTTTTTTTATTAAATAAGACATATGCTTATACTCGTCCATTATTAAACAAGTAAATCTATTATTGGACATTGTTATATTTGTCGTTAAATAGTTATATAAGTCATATAATATTGATAGGGTGCTTTCTCCAATTAATATAGTATTTAGTTTACGCTGCGTAAGGTGTATTTTAGGAAATTGATTTAAATCGTAGAAATAGCAATTGTAAATTGTAAGAGGAACAAATGGTCTTGATGTTCCCTCATGTTTAAAGAAAAACACATCTAATTTTTTCAAGTATCTCTCCCTAACATAATGATTTTCTATTAATTTACCAGCAATATTTTTTCCTCTATGCTTTTTATTTACACATAAATTATCAATATATCCAATGTTTAGTTGCGTGTCTTTTGCATACATTGTTTTACTAGCACATGTCATAAGACCTATTAAATCTCCATATACTTTTTCATAATAAAGTGATACATTTGACGGTATGTTTTTGCAAATAAGATGGTCCATAATAAAATCGCTAGATGGAATGTATTTTTCATGTGGTTCTGTCATAAAATGATTGTTTAATAGTAATGTTAAATTGGTAATTTCCTTTTCTGTTAGTGATTCTGCATTTTTAAAATCAATAGAATTATTTACTTTATTTGCGCAATTGGGGAGAGATGTTTCAATTACCCCTTGTGGGAAAAATAGGTTTTTAACATCATGATAATAAAAAATAGGTTGTTTTGACCAAAATGGGTAACGAAGTTTAAAGTAAATTATAAATAACACATACAAAAGTATAAAGTACATTATCATATATTTTATAATTAAAAACAAATTCATTTGTTATATGGGGTAATTTACTTTTACTTTTATTAAAATTTGGGAGAGAAGACGAATCTAATGAAATGTAAATAAATTGAAGCATTTTAATTATTTTAATTAAATGATTAAAATACAATAGATTACAAATATAACTACTAGTCAAATATTATTTTAAATATGATGTTAACACCTGAACACAGAAGATCTAAACGGATAAGAATTCCCGTTAAACGATATAGCGAAACACGCGCACGCACGCAAACACGCACGCAAACACTTACAAAATCAAATAACTACAACAATTGTAGTAAAAGTAAGAATGAAGATGACGAAGATCACAAAGATGACGAATAAAAACAAAAACAAAAACAAAAAAACTAAATAGCATACAAATTTAAATAATTAAATTATTCCGGTTTTTGTAAGAAATATAAATACTGATATTCATACTGGCAACTTACCATATCTATCTTAGAATGCATTATAAACCCAACAGACTTGGCGGATGCTAAAATATCACGCTGTGAATCCATATATAAATTATGCTCGTTTTTTCTTGTATTTTTAGTAGCATCATCTTTAAATGTTTCATAAAAGTAAGCCATGTCATTATCATTATCTGGAACATAGGTTGCCTTATATAAGAAATCCTTGAATTTTACTACCGACTTAGTGAGGCGTTTTTTTGCATATTTTTGTGCATTTACCAATGTAAGTGGGTTTGCCGAATTAATGATTGGGTCAAACATATCTCTATTTACCATATGAACTACTAGCATGCCGCCTGGTTGTAACCAATCAAAACAATTCTTAAAAAACCGTGCCTTATCTTCCATATTATAAATGGTAAAGTATAAGCACAAAATATGACTGGCACCATTATGTTGAAAATTAGAAGAATCCAATGCGTCCCCCAATTTAAAGTTGCATTCTGGATATTCTTGTTTAGCTAATTTAATCATACTGGGAGAGATATCTAATCCAGTGGCGTCTATACCTTGCTGACTATAGTGACTTACATGATGACCTCTTCCACAACCAACATCAATAACCACTGAATCTTCATTTATTTTACCAACTCGTTTTAAATGAACCACCTCATAATCGTTTTTAATTTCATCATATACTAAATCATCGTAAATAGAACAATAAAAATCATCATATACATCGTTGCCTTTTTTCACTATAAAATCAGCACTTTGTTTAAATCCTTCTTTTTTATTAAAAGTATAACTTGTTATTACAAATGCAATTATCAACAATACTAACAATTTCTGTATTAATGGTAACTTAATAAACAATTTAGGAATCTTTTTTAAACTTTTAAATAATTTATTGAAAAATGCTGTAAATGAAGTTGTCATATATGTATTATTGGTATTTTTTTTATATGAAATGTAATTATTAATGAACGATTATGATATTAATGATAAAAGAACACAAAAAGAGTTTTCAGGTATAACATTTTCACAATTTAAAAAAACAGAAGTAAAAAAACAATTAGTAAATGCTATTTTATATAATAAATTAGAAGAGTCTTGTTATTGGAGTGCTGAATACATATGCAGCGGCCATTTTGTGGATTTATGGGAGATTATTTTATTGTTATTAGGTAAGCATATTCACATCGGCAATCCTAAACTGTCTATTTATTTAGAGTTAAGGCTTAATTACTTTAAAGAAATGCTAAATAACGGATATTTAGACAACGAAATTAAAATGCGTAATAATTTAAAAATAAGAGAACTATTTGCGGAAATAATGTGCGTTATGTGTTTGTCTAGAAAAAAAAACTCATTTGATGTGCCAAAAATACCCCAAGAAGAATACAATATATTGCGTATTTCATACAAGTTAGAAGCAGATAGTTTAGAATATGCTAAAAATGTGTTTCACAATGAAGATCCAAAAGAAATGTTTATAGCGCTTAATGAATTAGCGTTTAATATGAAAAACAATATCAAAAACATGACAAAAAGCATTTATTGGATTGAATGGCTACTAGGATTTGAAACATTATCAAAAAAAGAAAATAATTTAGTGTTTTTTGGTGCAAGAAGAACATATAGTGTCGCTCCACAGTTTCAAAAAGATATTATTTGGATTATATGGGATTTAATTATGGAAGAAGCCAAAAGTAGAAACAAAGGAATTGTTAAAATAATTAATGCTATAAATCAACTATTTTGTCTGCGTTATTCTAGTGGCGCTAAAAAAAAGCGTAAATATTTAATATTTTATTGCGTTGCTTTGTTAACTGAATATGTTGATAATTCTGTTAAAATAATTAACAACTCGGAATTAATAGAACAAATTAAAAAGAAAATTAATGTAATTTACAAGCAAATAAAAGTAAATGAAATCACACCCAATACAGATTATTTATTTAATAACAGTTATAACTCCGGTAATTTAGAAAAAACAATAGAACGATTGGAAAAAATGAATAGTTTAACAAATTTAATTCCTAGAAGCTAAAAATAATATATTTATTTAGTATATAATGCCTTCATACAGACCAAGATATTTTCAAGCAAAGCGCGCAGATGATGGAACCACCGGTGGAAACATGAAATCGGGCATCCCTACTCGTGTCGGTAAAAGCCCATACACCATGCGTTTGATCATTAGCAAAGCCGATGACAAATGCGGATGTTAAGTAAGCAAACATAAAATTATTAACTTATTAATAAACCAATTTACAAATAACAAATATAGTGAAAGCACACTATAATTGTTATTAATACTATATTTGTTATAAGTTTATTTATTTTATATGACCTATTTGTATATGGAAAGCAATATTAGTGATACAATCACACCATCATTAACAGCTAGTGCTCCATTTAATCAACCTATGAGTAGCTCATCTGGAGGCAATGCTTGGTTTTATGTTAAAATTATATTTGCTGTTTTGTTTTTAGCATTAATGGGTCTTAATATTTTTACTTATTTATCCGAAGGAACAGATATTTTTGGTAAATATTTAGGTATATCATTATTGAAAGGAGCAGAAGGAACAAAGTCGTTGATTTCTACAACAAAACAAGGTGCAGATGTTGCTTTAGATGTAGCAGAAGGAACCGCATTGCAAGTAATTAATTTACCCGAACAACAAATAAAAAGACGCTTAAATAAATCGCAAAACAACCAATTTTATAGTAGTAAAGTAAGTGCTGTCGATACTGATATGGCAACTGGAAATAAAGCATTTTGCTATATTGGAAGTGAAAATGGAAACCGCCGATGCGTTGAAACAAGCAAAGATGATGTCTGCGAATCTGGTAAAGTTTTTCCTACCATGGATGTATGCATCAACCCATATTTAAAAAATAACGAATAAACACACAGTGATTAACTAATAATTAACTTATTAAGATATAATTTATAATAAAAAGTATAAATTATAAGTGTTAAGTATCTCTCCCCAAAAACAAAATAAAAAATGCATCAAATGCTTTATTTATTTTGTTTTATATATAATTTTTTCAGTCTCACACCTTACTTATTTGATTAATGATTATCTTGGTAATGGGATACCGTCTTTCTTGCATGCATTGTTTTCGTTTTATTGAAAACATATAACCCTTAATAGTTAACAGCATGTTTAGTATAGATTGTTCAAGTGTTTTAGGAAACAGGGTCGCGCGCTGAAATGAAAATTCTATCGATGTTGATTGCAATATCGTATTGGTAGTAAAGATTTGTATTAACCGCATAAATTGATCGTATTTGGGAACCCAATTTCTAAATTCAAGTTTCCTAAAAGGCTGTTGTTTGACGTTCATTAGCATATTATATAGCCTTTCCAAAAAGCGTTCGTTCTCTTCTCCATCACCGCATTTTGTTATACATAGTCCCATCATTGTACGAGGATCCCGTAGGTGGACATCCACACTCCATCTTGAAACCATATTAATCAAACAGATCTGTAGTCGTGAATTAAAATAACCCGTTCCCATCCAAAGCGTAACGGTATTGTCCATTTCTATTGGACACGCTGTGCTATAATGACCTACGGTTTTACAAATTTTACAGCGACGATGTTTTTTATTAGGTTTCATAAGTGCATCTTTATATATTCGGCATAAATACGCATTGTTATGGTTTATACAATGATGATACCGTGGACAATCTTTAAGCACTTTCCAATATACATCATTTACTGTATGTTGTAGCTTTCTATTCATCGTTTTAGACGATAAATTAAACCCATTTAAATAGGAAACATCAGCAGGTATATATTCAACTATGTGATTTAAAACATAATTACATAGTACCGACATGTTTTACTGGTTTGTTTGTTGTTTGTTGTTTGTTGTTTGTTGTTTGTTTGTTGTTTGTTGTGTGTTGTTTGCTGCTGAGTACAACTATTTCGTCAATTTTACAGCACGCAGTCTTCTTCATCATTGCTAAAATCGCTATTGTATTCAACATCATCATTTAATAAATTATAATTATTGCTTTCCAAAGTGTATTGTGTATTACCTCCTGTAAACTTTTTTACTGTATTACATAAATATCCCAGTGGATTTTTAACATTATCATATACATTTTCAATAAAATCTATATGTTCTGCCATTTTTTGACAATCTTCCTTAATATCCACCTGCAACAATTCAATCATTTTATCAACTTTACTATGTAAATCATTTACTGATTGTTGTAAATTATCTACTGTTTTACTTAAACTATCTACTTTTGTATTTAAACTATCGATTGATTTATTATTTTCTATTTTGTTATTTACTAACATGCTTGCGATTGACATTATTTGATAAACAAGTATATTATTTTATATAATATATAACTCATCCATAAAAAAGACGCGATTCTATTTACCCATAGTAATAATATGCTTTTTTCAAACATATGTTGAAACATGTTATTTTGGGGAACAAAGTGGATTGCAATAATAGATATAACAAACAATATACTTTCGTATATCCACTCATATGAACCGCGGTAAACAAGTAAATTTAAAAATCCAGTAAATATAATTTTATCAAATAATTGCCCTTCCATCATAGCCAATAATGACATAAATATTAAAATAGTAGGGGTAAGGTTTACTTTTAATAAAATAAAAAACATCAATATCAAAAAAGTTTTATGAACACCATAAATACTCCATGATTCCTTATCAAAAAAACGAAACGAAATATTCATAAATATATATATTTGTGAATATTTAAATCAATTATATGGCTTTATTTTTCATGTTTAATTTCTATTTTCATAGTTGGGTAAATACCAACGCATAGAAAGGTATGGAGGATTTGTAGCTAAAGCATCATCACCGGCAGATTGAAGATTGGGTCCTTGTTTTACAATATTTCCAACTTCAATACCTGTAATTGCACGACTAAAATAGCGAAGATTTGATATTAGCCCACTAAATCCACCTTGCGATGACACATATACATTACCATAATTTTGCTTTGGTGGAGAACCTTCAAATATATGTCTATGAACAATATTATTGTTAACATAAATGTCCATGTGCTTATGTTTAACGCGGATTGTTAAATTTAACCATTTTTGAATAGGAATGTTAGGAATAGAGATGTCTGCTCCTCTAGGATTATCAAATGTGCTCATTAAAATTCTTATTTCAGCTTGGTCGTTGTTTTTGCGAACATATACACCCGGTCCATTATTTATAATATTTTCAATGTTATCAGGTGTTGCATTTTTATCTCCTTTGTGAAATATGTTTTGATACTTGTCATTTACCGTCTCTAAAAACAACCAAGTATTCCAAGTAAATTCAACACCTCCATCTTCGTTTTTAGATCGCATTAATGTAATTGATTCATCAAACTTTGTGTTTTGTAGTATCATTGACGATTGATTACCTCTTTTCATACCTTTAATTAAAAATGGATCAGGGGAAGGAGAATATATGCGTTGAAGCAATGTAGTTCCCAATCTTAAAACAAAAGTAAATAATATTAAAATCATAAGTAAAAAAGCGATTTTTGCTATGGCTGAATTAGATTCTAGAAAATCAGCGGTTCCAGATACATATCTGTTATTTCTAAATGAATCAAATAAATCATCAGTTGTTTGCTTTAAATTTCCAGTAACAGATGTAAAGGTTTGTGCAACCGCTTGTCCTGTATTTTGTGCAGCGTCTCTAGCTCGTTCCATTTGTTGGCCTATATTTATATTTTGCATTGGGTTGGGGGGATTCATATTTATATATAGTATTATAAGAAATAAAGATAATAAATTAATACAAAGTAGCCATTGCCATTAAACCACCTATTATCGCTAAATTTTTATCAAATATTAGTTTCATTAAACCTTCATTGCTGTGATATAAAAGTGTTACCAAAATAGTAAAAATAATTAAAGAATAAATAGCGATACGAGCAGCATTAAATAATACTGGAACAAAATTAGATAATATTAATATCAAAGGTGCTACAATTTCAATTATAATAACTAATAAAATTGCTAATTCATAAAATTTATTTGGTAACGATTTTAAAGGAAACATTTCTTTTAATCCTTTAACAGTTGATGTAAAATTGTTGATTTTACTAAACCCCGCCTTCACATAAATTAAACTAATTAAAATCGTCGATATTAATAGCCACATTAATTATATAAATTAATTACAAATTAATTATAAAATTATCATAGAAATCAATCTATTAATTACAAAATAATACTACTTTTTTCTTGGTTGTCTTGTAAAAAGGCAAATTTTAGTTTGAAACGGTTGAAGAAACTTCCTATTCCACCATCACCATATCCTTCTTTATACATTTGGTATGCTTCTCGGGTATTTACTGCTCCAGCTTGATATAATACTTTCGATAAATATCCAGCAAAACCAGCTGAGCCATTTGTTTCGTTTATTTTTCCCGTTAAAGTAATACCGGTGTCTGGATTTGGCCTATATGCGGAACCATCCATTATACTTGTTTTAACTAATTTACCATCAATGTAAATGTCAATAGTTGAGCCGGATTTAGTCATGATAACGTGATTCCATTTTTGCAATGGAATATTATGAACTACAATTTCATGTTGACGAATTACACATTTGTTTTTTTGATTATCAAAATCCATATTTTTCTTACCGCAGTCGGCTACTGATGGGGAAACTACAGTTCCGGCGGTATTAGATTTTGATATTTTAAAATGAATATCATTTTGATTTTCTCCTAAATATATTTGTGGAAAATAATATGTATCCGTTCCAGACTGCGAATATTTACGCTCTAATATCATCTTTTTTTCACCATAGTTTTTATTATAATCATTTATGTAAATCCAAAAACTATAAGTATAGTCAGTGCTTCCACTTCCATATAAACGACTGTGTTGTATAGTGTCTTCATTATCTAAAGCACTATGCATTTTAGTCAAACTACTTTTACTTTTATCTGAAAATACCGTTGTGTAAAATATATATAAGATTACTAGTATAACTGCTCCAAAAATGATTTTTTTGATGTCCATAATATAATTAATAGTTAGAAAATTATAATTAATAGTTAGAAAATTATAATTAATACTTCGTAAATTATAATTAATAGATGTAAATTTAATATTTTAACAAATCACTTATAACAGGGGGGTTTTTATTTTTTAATAAATTGTAATTTGTTAATATCTTATCTTTTGTTAAATAGTTTTTATAGTAAACAATATTTGCTATACCGCCACTTGCCCCGCCGTTTTCTCCTATATTTATAGATTTATACTTAAATTCTTCCATTACTCCTTGAAAACTATTCACCAATGTGCCGTTTACAAACAAATCATATGTTCCGTCTATAAAGTTTACTACTATATTATTCCATTTTTGCATTTTTAAATTAGGCATAACGTATTCTTTGCTAGTTTTTGGATCACTCCCTAATTTTAATTTTAAAACACTATATGGATAATCATACTTAATTTTTGAGCCATGTATATTTTTATATTTGATTAATTCACCTTTATTGTCTGCTTTAATAACATCTTGCAAATCGTAAATGTAAGTTCGATTTCCTAATTGTGTAACTTTAACAACTGTTGCATTGATTGCCTTGGGTTTCGCGCTTGTTGTTGATGGAATATATTTAACAACTGAATTTACAGGTATTTTTTTATATACTGGACAATAAAGTATTTGAGGTCGCCCATCAAAATCAATTACATTATTACATTCCTTAACACTGCCTAATTGCGCGTGCATAAATATCCAAAACGATAAACTATACGAATAATTAGGTTGATTTGCCACATTGGTAAATAAATTAACATTTTCCACTGTGGTTGGTGTAGTAACGGTTTGTAAAGAAACGGGTGCCATTTTTAATACAATACTATCTTTTATTTCTTTTATATCATAGTCATCGCCTTCACCCGCCAATCCCAAATCTTCTTCTGGTGCTATTTCTGTTTTAATAGTTTTTATTTTTTGTTCTAATTCTATGATTGCTTTCTGTGTAGTTTTTATATATTCAATGTGTTCGTCGCAATCAGTAGATGGATCATTAGTGCATAATTCTAATTCTATTAAACGATTTTTTACAACTTCATTTGATTCATTTTCACTATACAACCTAAACAATTCTTCCCAAGTATCATTTACACCTTGTGCATTCATAAATTTAACATTAGGACGACTCGATCTTTTAAATAAGCTTTTTTTTAAATTAAACACACTACTTGTTAGTCGTTCTTTTTCTTTGCGATTCATTTCTAATATTTCGTTTAAGTCTTTGCTATTTGTTTTTTTATTACTTAAACTAAAGTAAAACCGTCGTTCTGTAAATGGAATTAAAAAATACAAAGCAATAATTGCGATTTCAATCAGTAATACAATATAAACAAAATAAGGAGTGTTTTTAATTTGCTGAGATATTGTATTTATAATAGGAATAATAATACATGGGATAATAAATATCAAATTAAATATCAAGTGGAATGGTTGAAATTGTTTTATTTTTTTGTAAAATTCACTATTTGTTATAAGTGAATATGCTACAAACATTATTCCTATCAATATAAACCCAAATACAAACGATGATGAAGTTACAAATGCCTTATCACTTGATAATGTAACCAACGCAAATATTATAATTGCCAGTATAATTGAAGATATAACCGCAGCAGTCTTAGAGTTGCGTTTAATTATCTCTAATATACCTTTGAGTTGGCCACCAATTGTGCTATCGCTCCCAGTAAACATTTTTGAATTTGTATATCGTATTCTAAAAAATATACTAACCAATACACTGAATATTACTATTGGCCACATTGCGTGTGTATTCCAATCACTATACGGGTTATTTGCCATATTTACAATTGTGCCAATTAAAAATCCACCCACGATTAAAGCAATAAATACCATTAAAGAAGTTAATTGATTAGCAGGGTGTAGTGGTTTAATATCTTTAATTCTATCGAATACACTTCTTATAAAATTCAACACTTTTGTAATTGTTTCAGTTAGTTTATCTTTTACTTTTGCAACTCCATATCTATATAAAAGAAAAAGCAAAACAACGCCCGATATAACACCTATAACAATGCCGGTCGTTTTTTTTTGCTGTATTATTTCTTCATTTTTCATAATTTCATTATATTTTTTATCATTATTACTAGACATTGTATTTATATATTTTATATATTATTTATATTAAATAATCTATAAAATACCGGTTCACTGTAACTTATTCATCATACCTTTTTGTGCATGGCATTTTCTACATACCGCTGCTAAATTACTTACATGATTTGAACCACCATACTGTAAATCAACTTTGTGGTCTACCTCAAATGTTGCATCTAATTGTTCTCCGCAATATTGACACATCCAGTTTTGCTGCGATGCTACATATTTTTTCTTTGTTTCACTTACGCTGCGTTTACTAGTTCCAAAACCAGAGTTAATCATACGCTTTTGTTGTGGTGTGCTTGTTAAATTTTCAATTATTTTATTTGAGTTAGTTAAATCAAATATAGGAGTAATCATATCTCGTGTGTTATGATCTATTGGTAAATATCGAATTACATTTGAACCGTGCAATAGTAATTTTTGTGAAGAAAGTGGATATTTTTTAATAAAAACATACAAACTTAACCCAATAAACCCAATACTAGCAATTTTAAAATATTTTTTCTGTGTTAAAAACCATTTAGAATAAGCCCCATCATGATAAGTATCAACAATCAATAAAACGGTTAAAATAAATACCCATTTTTCTATTCCCATTATATAAATATAAATATAAATATAAATATAAACATAACCA